GGTCGTCTGCGAGATGCTCCGGCAGGGGGCGGTTACTCTGCGGGGTAATGATATGGGGATCGGTTTCCGGGCCAAGATTGTCCTGCTCGATCGTCGGCAGGGCATCGGGGTCGAGCCCTAACCTGACAATCCTCTGACGCAACGCGTTGCGCTGGATGCGAGCGACCGCCAATTCGTCTGACAAATTGGCGATTTTCTGTTTAAGTTCTTGATACGATCTGATCACGTTTTGGTTACGATTCATGATTTCTACTCACGATCTGCTCATGGTTTGGAGATAACGTGTTCTCGTTGGTTCATTTTGTCGGCTGTTTGTGAGTAACGCGTGAGTGGAACGTGTTACTTTTGTGAGTAAATCATCTACAAACGCCGATTTTGCTGCGAAAAAAGCCGTTAATACTGCGAACTCTTAGGTTGGCTGGGGATTTATTTTGGAAAAAAGGTCTCGTAAAAACAGAGATTTATAAATATTACTTAATTCTGCGGACTTTTTTCGTTTTAGAGCGGGGGTTGAGAGGGTGTTAGGGGCCATCTCACGCGTGAGTGCGCGCAACACGCTCCCAATCCTTCCTGAAACAAGATTTAGAATTAAGTATTAAGTATTATTATATAAACAGATAAAGAGAACAATGACTTACACCATCACAAAAAACGAAGCACTTTTTCACACTCGCTGCCGCCCCTTTTAGGGCGCAAGGCGCTTGACGTTTCTCGATTTTACTGATACAGTGCTTGCACTGTATCAGTAAAACAACCCGACCGGAGTTTACCCGGCCGGGTTAATTTTTTGTCAGGCTGCGATGCCAAGCCGCGCCTGCAATTCAGCAAGCGCCGCCATATCTGCCGCCCGTTGCTCGGTCGCTTCGACGAAGGCAAGCGCGCGCTGCGTCGCCTCCAACGCGTTGCGTGCGTTGTCGTTGTCGTCTAGCTGGCAGGCTTTCTCCAAAGCCCGCACCGCCGTCCGCAGGAACGCCGCCGCGTCGCGCTCTTTACTCTCGCGAGTAATGAGCGAACGAATTTCGTCGTCGCTCAGACGGTGTGAGACTTTCATTTGTGCGAGCGCGACACGATAGTAGGCATCGAGCGGCTGCCACATTTTCTCGCCCGCATTCTTGAGCGCGGGATAGAGCGCATGGACGCGGTTCATGAGCGCGATCGCTTCGGGATAAGTCTGCCCTAGCTTGACGCCCGCACGCAGCGTCGCGACTTTGGCCGCGACCGTATCAGCACTGTGACCGTTCGACTTGCCAAAGGCGGTGACATAGGCGTCATACGCTATCTCGGCATGATCGCGGGCGGTCCTGTCCTTGCTTTCGTTTCCGTCCTTGTCACGTTTCACCGTGTCAATAACGCCGTTGGCCGCGCCGCGCACAAGGCGGACGAAGACATTGGCGCGCGCGTTCTCGCCCGCGCCGCCTTCAGAGCCATACTTGCGAACGTCTTTCATGACGGCTTCGAACGTGTCGACGGCATTGGAAAGGTTGGTCATTGGTTTACTCCGTTGGGTAGCGTCGCAGCGCCCACAATGGGAATGCGACGGGCAATTACTGGTGGTTCGAAAATTGCCAAACGCGGGGATTAAATCCCCGCAATAAATCTCACACCGTAAAACGCCACGTTGTCTGCGATCGTCTCATGGTGTGAGAGAACGAAAACAAGTAGCGTTGCCATGGTGGTTTCCTCCTCTCAAAATTGACTAATGCGCCGGACGCTAACGCAATCCGGCGCTATTACTTTTTGGGGTTATCCCGAACTGTCGGGGGGCTTGCCCTTCCCTTGCTGCGCGCTTGTCAGGCGCACGTTTGCGAGGGTCGCACGTCAACTTGCATCGCTAGGGCTTTGTCCCTTGTCGCGAGAGTTGCTCGGCGGGTTTTTGAAAAGTCGGCGCACCCGCAGCGCCCGTCCTGTCAACCATGCCCGATGGACACGGATACCGACCCTATTCACGCGGGAGTAAACGCGCCCCCTGTCGGCCATCCTGAACAGGTCAGGTGGAACCTTGTGAGAGAGAGCGGGGGCTCACTATTCGCCGCGCTTGTCGCTGTCTCTCACATTATAGGGAGCGGGGGGCCTACCCCCTGGGGTAGATGGACAGGCGGGGGTGGGGGTGGGCCGGCTTTTTGTTAGGGGACCCAAAAACATAAAACCCTAAAAACCAGACATTACTTTCAATAAACCTTCAGTAAACCAATCATTGCTTTACAAACCTGACAACCTGACATAACTTAAACGAACTAAAACCACACAAACATCACCCAAAAACACACCTACCCAAACGAACAACAAAACCCACACCCATAACGCCCAACCGGGCTGTATATGGGCAGGCAAAAACATCACAACCGGAGAGAGTAAAATGAAAAAGCTGATCGTAATTTTCGCGTTGATCACAACGCCCGCTGCCGCGTTTGAACCGTATTACGTTGGGCAAGGCTCTTACTGGGTCAGCACCAATCCGTTTGAAAGCGACGCCAGTATTGCAAAGAAGGTCGCGGAGTTCTGCCGCAAGAAAGGCGCGGTTGATTTTGCGATGGGCATCCGCACGACGGATATTTTCTCCGAGCAGAATTTCGTCTGCCTGCACGCCGGGTCAGTCGCCGAACCCATGTATCCGGACGCCGGTCCGGCAATCATCGGCGTTGTTCCGTTTTGAGGAGGACCGGGCATGCCAATTCCCTCGATCTCGTTCCGTCTCGCCATCGTGGCGATGCTCGCCGTGCTCGGTGCTTGGTACGGATATTTCGACCAGCGGCAGCACAATATTCTGCTCATGCACTTCGCAGGCTCGTCGATAGGAGTGGTCCTGTTCGCTCCACTGCCGTTCGCAGCGCTGGCGGCGTTTTTGGGGTGGAGTAAAAGTTACTTCCGCAAAACATACCTGATCGTCGCCGGATGCATAGTTGCACTTAAAACTGTGAACCATGTAACAGGCTTTAGAACAGAGCCCGGCATTGATCTCGAGGCGACGATCATGTCGGTGATAATCGCCATCACTGCTTGGTTCGCGTTTGAGCTGTTTCAGTATGTGAAACAGTATCGCGATACGAAGTGATGCCGGTTTTCGATAAACGCCCAGTAAACCCTGAGAAACAGTTCGATGTCTGAACCTGCTTTTTTGAAACAGACGTTGCTCGACAGAAAGATCGCGTTCACGCGCTATACGTGGCGAGAGCGTCCGGCGCTGGGGTGGGCAATATCAGATGGCGTGTCGCGCTTCCTGATCGCCGAGGGCTCGGGCTACAGCCGTAATGTCGGGCGACGCCTCTACAGGCAGCTCGTCGACGAGCACCACAAACACCCTGCAACCCTCAAAAGGAGGCGCGATGAGTGAAAAAACCATGCCGGTAGCGGAGCTTCGCACTCTGACAGACGACGTTGAAGGCAGTGTCAGGTTTTCGAAGGCGTATCAAAATCTGCATTGGGTGGCGAAGGCCGACCTGTTGCGGGATTGGGTTTACGCGCTGCAGCAGGAGTATGAGGCGTTGCTCGGCGATCCAAACAGGTATGAGAAGCGCAGTCGGACGGCGGGGTGCGTAAATGAGTGATCTGGTCAGCACACAACAGATGCAGGAGGTTCTTGTGTCGCTGATGGGCGGCGGGTTCGCCGCGATGATAACTTGGTTGCTACTGGACGATTGAAAATCCGGGCGGCGCACGCTAATTTTTGTGAGCGTGTTTTGTGTTGTTACATGACAACCTGAAACGGGGAAACGCAGGCGGGCGGTGTGAATGTGACACACCGTCCGCACCGTTCCCATTCTATGCCGATGCGATCCGGTGCAGCACGCCGCCGAGCAGCTCGAGCGCTTCCTTCACTTCCGCTTCATACCGTGATTGGTTGTAGATCGACGCAAGGTCGCTGTGAGCGTGTTTGTGTCCGAGCACCATCTCGATGACATGGGGCGCGACGCCATTGCGTCCGAGCAGCGTCGCCGCCGTGCGCCGCAGGTCGTGCCGGTGCCAACCTTCCGTGCCGGTGCGCTCGTAAACCTTCTCCTGCCATCGGTTCCAGTTTTGGAGGGGCTTGCCGCGCTCGCCGAGGAACACGAGCCCTGACGTGCGCCCCTGTGCGCCTATCAGGGTCTGGGCGGGGATGGGCAGCGGGACGAGCAGCTCCTCGCCGTTTTTGCGCGCTGCGCCGGGCACGTACCAGATGTCTTCGATAATGTCCTCGAAGCGCATGGCGCACACTTCCTCGCGGCGGCAGGCGGTGAGCAGCATCATGCGCGCTGCGCCGTCGTGCCCGTGCCGACCCAGCACGGCGAGCACCTTGCGCAGCTCCTCGTCGGTGAGCACCCGGTTGCGCTTTACGACGCGCGCCGGCTGTTCGAGCTCCTCGCCCCCCTTGGGGGCGTAACCACGCTTGGCGGCCCACTTCAGGACGGGCTTCAGATAGCGCACGGCTGCGCCGGCGGACTGTTTGGCGGGGTAAGCGTCGGCGGTGCGTTGGATCGCCTCCACGGTCAGCGCTGTCTCCGCCAGCAGCGGCGCAAAGACCTTGCGGATGTTGCGCTCCGCCTCCGGCCACGACTTCTGTGCGCGCCCTTGGCCGTAGAGGAGGAGCACTTTGTCCAGCGGGAGGAACGTCCGCGCGGGGGCTTTTGCGCCGGCCTTGATCTGCGCCGCCCGCTCGCGCGCCTCCGGCACGCCGATCGCCGGCCACCCTCCCACTTCTATCCGGCGACGTGCGCCGTCCTCCGTGACCATAACTGACCACACCACGCCGCTCGCGCCGGCGCGCGCCCGCAGACCGGCGCAGCCGCCGTCAGCCACCTCCTGCCCCGGCTGCAGCCCTTTCAAAACTTTCACCGTCACCGGCGGACTGAGCTTGGGCATTTGGTTCATCCTTGGTTCAAAAACGCCGGATACGGGAAGGATGGGGTTGGGTTGGTTCAAAACTGGTTTGGGCGTAAAAATGAGGTTTACCTTGGGAAAACCTTACATTTCGAGGTAGTTCTAATATCGTTTCGTCAGGTGTTCAATACACCAAAAACCGATGAATTTTAACTTTTAATCAGGGGGTCCTGGGTTCGAGTCCCAGCGCGCTCACCAATAAAATCAGCTACTTATAAAAATCCCCCACTCATGCTTGGTTCATCCTTGGTTCAAAAACGAGGGTTGGCTGGGTGTTTATTTTGCGCGCGCCTTGTCAGATTTTTGGCTTGCGCTGCAGCAAATCACATCGAATAAACCTATGGACTAAACCTTCAGTAAACCTATGTTTTTATGACAAAATCTGATTATTTATGTTGATTTTAACACCCCTTCTGCGTAGCTTCGTTGCATAATTTGAGCAGCGGCGCAGGAGAGAGTGAGAAATGAATGATCAGGCCGAGCTTCGGGCGGCGATAGGTATTATGTCGATCGAAGAAGTATCATTGCTTTTGGACGTTACGCCGCACACGCTGGCAATGTGGCGATCCGAGAAAAAAGGCCCGGCTTTTGCCCGCCTTGGGCGCTCGATTTTTTATCGCCGGGCGGATGTTGAGGCGTGGATCGCCGATAATGTTGTGTTGACCGATAGTCAGGCGGCCTAGGTCCAGCCGCCTTTTGTGATTTTGGGGCGGTCGGAGAAACGCATCCGGCCGCCCAATCTGTTTCCAATCATCCCCACCATGCCGCCATGAGCCGCCAGACAGGCGTATTGGAGCGCGTCCGCGATGTGGGAATATTCGTTCTTGTCGGGGGTGGGCTTGCGCACGCCGGCGCGCGTCTTGGCGAATCGGTAGCCGCCATTGAGCGCCCGCACGGTGATCGGGCACCGCTTGCCGTCGATGACGAAGGCCGGGCCGCCTTCGCGCTGGGCAAGGAGAAACGCCTCAACCGCCCGCAGGCGCTGGGCGAGCTCGTTGGTCGGCGCAGGGAACGCCATGAAGCCCATCCGCTTCATCACGTCAAAACTGTTCTCTTCATATATAGAGCTTTTTGCGATGCCGCTCGGGTCGCCGATGACGGCGATCGACTTGCCCAGATAGCGGTCCTTCATCAGCGTCGGCCGAAGGGCGCGCTCAATATGGAGCTCAAGGCCGACGTCCTCGGCTACCACTTCTTCAAGGACCAGCAGTCGCCCTCGATGATCAAGCTGGCAAATGATTGAGCAGGGGTCTCGTCCAAAATCCTGTCCGACGAGGAGAGGGAACGTCGCCACCGGCTCCACATCTTCGGCAACATGGAAAGAGTGCTTGAAGCTCTCGCGGAAGACGGCGGTGCCGCTTGGGTCGTCTCCGAACTGGGCGTGGACGTAGCGCTTGCACCAGTCGGGTGAGTTGTTTCGGACGAAGCGCTCATAATAAGTGCGTCCCTGCGCGCGACGTTGTTCGCGTTGTTCCGGGTCATTCAGATCGAGTTTGATGGTGTCTGCGGTCTGCACGAGATATTCGAGGTTCTCGGCTTCCGGCTCCATGCCGCCCGGCTGGATGAAAATCTGGGTATCGGGCGGCGGCTCGGTCATCACCTTCCACCAGTCCGACCCTTCTGACGGCATGTTGGTGTCAGCGATCATGCCGAACCAAGACGGCGAGCCGAGGTTACCCGATGGGTAACGGCCGATACGGCCCGCCAAGGGCGAGATGATCGTGTAGTCCATCTCGATGCTCTCCGACATCCACGCGCCAGTGAGCTGCATGGACAGGAGCCGGCGCTGGTCCTCGGGACTGTCGAGCGGGATCAGGAGCCATTCGCTCTTCACGTCGCCGACCGAGATATAGACCGTGTTGTCGCTGACTTTATATTCGGCGATCCCCTGCAGCCAGCCGGTGATGTCTTTCAGCACCGTGTCCTTGAGCTGCTTCAGGGTCTGACGGACGATGGCGAAGCGGGTGTAGCGGTAGCCGTCTTGCGCCGGAGCCTGTTCGCAGGCGCGACGAAAGAGCTCAAACAAACACCCTGTCGTCTTTCCAGAACCGACAGGACCCGCGATCAACCGGAAGAATGCGTCCGACTTCATGAAGCGCGCCACCGTCGGCGGCGCGTTGAACTCAATCTCGCTCATTCGAGCCCTCGATTACCTGCGGGGTAATGTCTTTCTCGAATTTGAGTTGACTGTCCGCACCCAGATTGATGGTCACGGAGAGCTTCTCGCCGATCGCACCCTCAAAACTTGTCACCCCTACACCACCGAATTTTCCGATCGTCTTTAGCAGCTCGACCTTCGACGAGAGCGGCTCGCGCGGGTCATGGGCGCGGGCATACATCTCGGGGAGCAGTTCTTCGACGAAACTCAGAGATTTTATTTTGACGCGCTCGGATGTGTTTCCTGCGCCGTTCCACGCTTCTATTTCACTTTGAAGTAAACTTACGAAGCGGGGTAGTTTGGATATATGCGCCCATAGTTCTGCACTAATTCCGAAGCGTTGAAGTATAGTTTCGATGTCATGAATATCACGCGCAATTTCCCTTGAAAGTTTAAGTAAGGTCAACTCGCTCACATCTTGTGGCTCGAGTTTGACGACTTCCATAATGAAACTCCGTGAGGGAAACCTACTTTTCAGTAAGTTACATATACAGTAGTCCGTATGACATGGTCGAGACCTTACCACAACGAGGCGTTCTGCGCGTGGTTGGCCCAGCAGAGCTGGAAGCTGCGTTGCAGCGTGACGCCAAGGCGAAGGCGCAAGCTGAAGACGCTGCAAACATCCCTGAGATCAGCGATCTAGGCGCTTTTATACGCACACAATTTGAGATGTTTCGGAACCACCGAAACGAGATTTCAGCAGGCTGGAGCAACCGACTTTTGGTTGCTCTTCGTGCGTTTAATGGGCTTTACGACCCAACAAAACTTGCGGAAATCAAAAGATTTGGTGGAAGCGAAGTCTACGCGCGCCTGATTGCTATGAAGTGTCGCGGCGCATCTTCGCTGTTGCGCGACGTTTACTTGTCGCCGGACCGTTCGTGGGGGCTTGAGCCTCCAGCGGACCCGGACGTGCCGGCGATGATCGTTGACCAGATCAACCAGTTTGTGCAGGCCGAGATCGGCCAGCTACAGTCTATGGGCCAGCAGGTCGACGTCTCCGCTATTCGTGATCGCGTTATGCAGCTCATGCAGGGCGCGCGCGAAGCGGCGAAGAAGAAAGCCCAGCTCCAAGCACAGATCGCGGAAGACAAGATCGACGAGCTGCTTCAGCAGGGCGGCTTCTACAAGGCGTTGTCGGAGTTCATCACCGACCTGCCCGTGTTCCCGTTCGCTTGCATCAAGGGTCCGGTCGTCAAGATCGTGCCCACGGTGACGTGGACGAACGGCCAGCCGTCAGTCGAGCAGAAGGCGCGGCTGTTCTGGACGCGCGTCTCGCCCTTCGACATCTGGTGGACGCCGGGCGTCTCTGACATTGAGGACGCGTCGATCATTGAGAAGACGCGTCTGTCGCGTTCTGATCTTAATGATCTTCTCGATCTGCCGGGCTACAACCATGAGGCCATTCGCGCTGTGCTCGACGAGTATGGTCGGGGCGGTCTCGCGGATAACTGGGACAGCACCGACAGCGAGCGGGCCATCCTCGAGAGCCGCGAAAATCCGCAGATGAACCGCTCGGGCATGATCACCTGCCTCGAGTTTCACGGTGCGGTACAGGGTCGCATGCTGCTCGACTACGGCATGCCCAAGGATCTGATCGAGGACGAGCTGCGCGACTACTATGTGCAGGCGTGGATCATCGGCAACCACGTCATCAAGGTTCAGATGTCGCCCTCCCCGCGCAAGCGGCATCCCTATTTCATGACGAGTTTCGAAAAGGTGCCCGGCACGCCGCTCGGTAACGGTCTGACGGACATCCTCGCGGACATTCAGGAGGCATGCAACGCCACACTCCGGGCGCTGATCAACAATCTGTCGATCAGTTCCGGCCCTCAAGTTGTCGTCAACGCTGAGCGCCTCGCGCCCAACGAAGACGCCGAGGAGATGTATCCGTGGAAGCGTTGGTTCGTCCAGAATGATCCGCTCTCTAACGGCGGCCAGCCACCTATCTCGTTCTTCATGCCGACGTCCAACGCGCAGGAGATGATGGCTGTCTACCAGTGGCTGAACGGGCTCGCTGACGACATCTCGGCGATCCCGAAATACGTCACCGGCGGCGGAGCCGGCGCAGGCGCGGGTCGCACGGCGTCCGGGCTTTCGATGCTGATGAATAACGCGTCGAAAATCCTGCAGACGGTCGCCGCCAATATCGATCGCGACGTGTTCGAGCCGCTGCTTCAGCAGCTCTTCGACATGCTGATGCTGACCGACCAGAGCGGACTTCTGTCCGGACAAGAGCAAATTCGCGTGATGGGCGTGTCGGTCGCCGTCCAGCGGGAGACGCAGCGCGCACGTCAGCTCGAGTTCCTTCAGATCACCGCCAACCCCATCGACGCGCAGATTGTCGGGCCGAAAGGTCGCGCCGCGATCCTGCGCTCCGTGGCGCAGACCATCGGCATCGACGGCGGCGAGATTGTTCCGACCGAGGACGAACTTGAAGCGATGCAGGCGCAGGCCGCCGCGATGGCGCAGGCGCAGGGAATGCCCGGCCACGCCGGGATGGGCGAGAACGCTGCCGACGCCCAAGGGGATCAAACCCCAGCAGGCGGCAACACGACTGCGGACATGGGTCCGCGCACGCGAATAGCTGGAGGCGTGGGTTAATGGCGAAGACATCGAGCAAGAGCACGGGCGGCAAGTTCCCGATGGGCGGCAAGGGTCACATGGTTGGCAAGCAGCACGCGGGTCCGCGTACGCCGGGCACGACCGCTTCGAAGAGCGGTTCGGGCGGCAAGTTCCCGATGGGCGGCAAGGGCAAGATGTTCGGCAAGGGCAGCGCTGGCGCGGCCAAGCCGGGCGTGACGGCCAAGGCTGGTCAGTAATGAAGTGCTGCCTGCCCAAGGGCTTCAAGTCCTACAAAGAGGGCAAGTGCGTTGCTGAAGAGGTGCTGCCAAGCCGCATGGCGAAAGCCACGATCACCGGCGGCGACCTCATGCAGCGCATGATGGGCAACTACGGCAAGAACCAGCCGAAGACGCCCGAGAACCCGATGATGGCGATGATGCGCAGGTTTATGTGACCGAAGCAGAGATCGTTAGATTGATTGCTCTGCGCGCCGCCTCTGTTGCGCGCGGGGCGCCCCAAGAATGGGGCGAGCTCCTCGAAGCTCTACAGCAACTCACCACCCATAGGCGTGACGAGTGTGTCTCGTCGCCGGCAGAGACGATCTTCATCTCGCAAGGCCGAGCCCGCGAAGCGGCCTCGCTCCTGCGGATGTTCGAGTCGTGTCTGAAAACCGCCGACCAGATAACGGAGAAACGCAAGTGAAGAAGACTTTTGCCCCGGTCGATAACGAAGTGAAAATTCCCGACGCCGTGAAGGCGATGGGCGCAGCGGCTGATGAGCTGCACAGGCAGGCGTATAATGTGGAGGCCGCTGAAGCGCCCGCTCCTGAGACGCCGGAAGAGCCTGCTCCACAGCCAGCCGCCGAGAAGCCGCTGACGGCCGAGCCGCCGAAAGTTACCCAGCAGGTAAGCGACGAGAGCTGGGAACACCGATACAACTCGATGAAAGGTCGGTTTGACCGCGCTCAACAGCAGTTGACGCAGGCGGCCGAACGCATTTCGTCGATGGAACGCCTGATCTCCACGATGCAGGCGTCGACCCCGCAGCATGTCGAGAGCAATGAGCTCAAGGCCGAGCGCCTGATCACGCCGGAGGAAGAGGCTGACTATGGCCCCGACTTCCTGCAGGTGGTTGGCAAGAAGGCCAAAGAGGAGCTGCTGCCGGAGCTACGCAAAGCCTACGACAAAATCTCCAGCCTTGAAGCACAGCTCAAAGGCGTCGGCAGTTACGTCCAGCAAGACGCACAGGGGCGCATGATGGAGAGCCTCGATCGAGAGATGCCGGGCTGGCGCGAACAGAATGTTAATCCAGAGTTTCTTCAGTGGTTGGCGTTGCCTGATCCGTATTCAGGCGATATACGTCACAATATGCTGAAAGCAGCATGGGAGCGCCACGACGGCCCTCGCGTTGCTGCTTTCTTCAAAGGCTTCCTCGCTGAAGAGGCTGCCTACCGAGGTCCATGCCTCGATCCTTTC